TTTGTATTGGGTAAACTCTCGAGCCAAAGACATTCGATCCGGTGGTCGCCAGGCCGGTGAGGGTTGTTTCAATATTATCGCGGATCAACTTTCGAATGTGCGCCATCAATTTTTCTCCAGCGCCAGGGTGGTCATTCCCGTGCCATCGTGATCCACAACGCGGATCGTGTAGTTGGTGGCATTTACGACCAACGCATCGCCCTCAACCGCATTGGAAACGTCATTGGTGCGGCATAGGAACCGAGGCTGTCGAACCGCCATCGGGATGTTCCCGCCAGCATCGACCTCGATGATGTCATTGTCAAAAATGCCGTTGACGGTTGTTGCCGATCCGCCGGTTGGCGTATAAGTCGCCGCAACGCCGAAATCATCGACGCTGAGAAAAACCGCTAGATCGTCAAGGGATTCGACCGCCATCTCTTATTCCTTATTTTTTCGCCTTAGAGCGAATCTTTGGTTTAGGCGCTGTTGATTTCGCCAGGCCCACTGACCGATCGACTTTAGGCTCAGATTTTTTTTCCACCTCGGAAACGCGCCCGACCAATCTCAATTCCTTGGCTTCGGATGCGTCGAGATCAATAACATCTCCCGCGCTTCGACGAACGCCACCGGCAACACATGATTTCAAAACTAAATATGCCATTCTATTTCCTCATAAAGAGAGAGAGGCGTTTCCGCCCCTCTCAGTGTTTTATTTATGCGCCATCGTTGTTGAAGGCGAATGCGACTGCGTGACGAACGGCAACATCGCAAGATTGCAATGCTGTGATCGAAACGCCGCCGGATTTGCTGGATGAGTATGGATCAACGATCAACTCGAGACCGCCATACATACCGACCAACAACTGGCTGAAATCGCCAAAGTAAAGGTCGCCGGCTGTTGCCTGGTTGGACACGATTGCATTGTAACCGTTCATCAAACCACCATCGGCAACGAAACGGCCAGAGCCGCTGTCAACCGCTGTAGTTTTCAGAGCGCCATACATACCCGCCGGCAAGATGTAGGCCAGGGAACCGGCGAGTGCGTTGTCTTCTGCAACCGCTGTTTCCATTGCTACAACTTCGGCGAAAGTTGGATTCGCCGCTGCAAACGCTGTTGGTGCGTTGATGCCGGATGTGTTCTTGATACCTGTTGGCTGACCAGAGGAACCAGAACCCGCCAATGCGCCGAGATCGATCGCAGATGCGATTGACTGTGTAAGGTCATCGCGGATCAATGTCTCGATGTCCATTGACGATTGGTGCATCATGTTGCGTGTGACATCTGTTGTCGCACCAACGGTTTTCATCGACATTGTAACCGAGCCGAGTGTTGGCTCACTTTCTGTCGCTGCATTGCCCTCGGTTGCGATCCAGTTTGCGGTTGATGCGGCTGTTTTCTTAGGAATAACAACATCACCTTGCAGACCGGACAACATACGCGCACCCGCTGCCATAACGCTTGAGGCGTTGCGCAGAACGTCGATGAAATCACCAGTGCGCAAATCCTCGGCAATCAATGCCGCATCATCGGTTGTGTTGATGTCACGCTGGCTCCACTGACGCAGAACGTCACCTGGGATCATCAAACCGCGTGTTTCGCGGCCAAGTTTGCGCTGTGCCTCGGCGGATGCCTCGAACTCAAACTGTGCTGCGCGTTGCGCGTTGATGTCTGTCGGATTCGCCATTGCGCGGATCGCGTTGATGAGAGAGAACCGGCGAACCTCTTTGACTTCCATTCCGATTTCATCGGCTGTTGTCAAAGGTTGATCGGCCGTTGCAACTGCCAACATTCCGCGAAATTGCTCAACAGATAGACCGTTTTTGATGGCCTGGTCTGCAAGATCACGTTTGTTTTTAGCTGCACCCAACTCGAGGATGTCATTTACAGTTTTGGCGTATTCTGCGCGAACATTCGCCTCAACCGCTTGGATGTCTTGATCGGACATTTTAGTTTCCTTTCTTTCGGCTTTTGCCGGAATAGGGTTTACGGTTTGCTCGATTTCAGCATTGCGATTCGTTCCAACCGAGTCATCAGCCGGAATCGAAACAATACTTGCCTCGAAAGGTTTCCACGAACGAACGCGATAGGTGTTCCCACCTTCCGCTCTTTCATCGCGTTCCATACGTCCGATTTGGTATCCAATAGAAACATTTTTGCGAATACCATCGCGAACGTCATCGTAAACCTCGGAACCAAGTTGGCCCTTGCTGAACCGAACCGTCGCGCGGAGTCGCCGCGCCGAGGAATCGAGGTTTACAGATTCGATGACCCCGATTTGTCTCTCGGGATCGTGATCGAGCAACAAAGGTGCGTTGCCCGAGTTTAAGAATGAAAGATCGATTGATCGATCGTTGTGATCTAAGATTTCAACGCCAAACGAACGATCGACCGGTGCCTCGCTGGAAACTGAGATCGACATCCGCCGATCATCCTCAGAATCCATTTCCGCATCCATCCGCATCGCCAACTTGCGAGTTTCCATTTCCGCCGGCGCCTTGCGCTCATCCTCGAGGTGGCCACCGTTCTCGGCGTCCATTTCGACTGCGGCCTCAACTTCCGGCATTTCCTCGGATTTGCCAAACTCGACGATGTAAGAGTCATCGGTCTCAGTCACGTTCTTGATGTGCCTTTGTTCATCCATTTTTCGTTCCTCATCTTGACCCTTTGTCGATTCCGGATGCCCTTCCGGTAAAAGATCGGTGTCGTGCTTGCCGCCTTGAAACCTGCCATTTCTCAGACAGAATAGCAGAGAATTGACTCTGGCAAAAGCCCATTGCTCCGGTGACGATACACCAGGCCGAACCGAGCCTGGATTTGTCTTGTATGCGCCGATGCCTCGCAAATAGGATTCGGCCAACATTCCAAGGGTTGCTCGAGTTGTTGGATCATCGCCATAATCGGCGTTATGTTCCTCGACCTTGTTTTCCAACGCCTTTTGAGCGGTTTCGGTCAAATCCTCGATCGCTCGATCTTTCTTGCCCTCGATCTTTTTGACCAATTCAAGAATGACATCTTTCATTTGTTGTTCGCCCAGGTTGCCAATTACACCCCATTTGATTTGGGCAATCACGCCGCCAACATTCGACAAATTCGGCTCGAGGTCGCCGCCGGCGAATTGTTCACCATCGCCGAAATGTCTCGCGCCCCAGGCTTCACGCTCTTTGATCCAATCCAAAACGCCCTCGGTTTCGGAACCTTCCCTGGCTCGACCCCAAAGAACAAAAGCATCATTCCCGCGAATATTCCCGCCGGCTTGCCAGACATCCGGATTGAACTCTTTGATGTTCTCGGCAAAGTCTCGATCGAATTGCGGATATTCAGAGTTCCGCAAAGAAATCTTGAGATCGTCGCCTTTTTTCGGGAAATCAGTCGCCATCGTCGTTTTCCTCGGGTTGCTCCATAGCCGGCATGAACTTCATCGGCCCATATCCTGACTGACCGCCGCCGAATGGTTGGAAAGCAATGTCAATCCCGCGATCGTCGGCCATCTGTTTCTCGAGAACGATTTGATCCATCACATCCTCGATGTCACGGCCATATTGGTTGGCAACATCCTGCATCGAAAGGATGCCAGAGTTTAGACCGATGACCGATGCGTTCATTTCGCGTTGTGGATCGACCCACGCAAAACCCCGCGCTCTGAACTCAACATTGTCGGCGAATTTATCAAACCGAGTTGGTGGGATAGGAATTGCGCCATTATCCATCGCGGCCAACAACCAGGCTCGGAAAACCGGCTGAACAAAATGCTCGATCATGAAATCATGCAAAACCTTGTAGAAATCACGATCCTCGAGTGCGCCCTGGCGGATCGAGGAATATGAGGTTTGCGTCAAATCATTCGAGATCGAGGCATAAGAAACGCCAAGCGCCGATGCAATGCCTCGCAAAATCGCCTTTTCAAAGTCGGCGAAATTGTTCGATCCGGTGGATGGGTCGAATGTCTTGAAATCCTGACCAGGTGCAAGTTGATGGAATGTGCCTGGATTGGCCTCGATGATCGGCGTGTAAGAGTTCTCGATGTCATCGCCAACGAACTCATCGCCGCTCGGTGACACAAAGAACCCCATCTTTGAGGCTGACACCCTCTCAGCGACCAGGACAGCCTCTCTCATGCCGTTAAGTTGCTTTAGAGGTGCAACCGCTGCCGCCATCCAAGGAACGCCCCTGGTTTGCTGTGCGCGGTCTGGCGCGTAAATGTGCAACATCTTTTCCGCCGGAATGCGAGTGCGCTTTTTCGCCAGGGTCGTTGCATACTCCGCATCGCCAGGGTGAGAGGCCAAAAGGTGATAAGCAACCGGACGGTGGAACTGATCGATCTCAACGCCCATGCGGATTTTGTTGCCATTGGGCAAGTCTTCGTTTTGATCCTCATCGAGCAAATCAACCTCGAGGAACTCGATCGCAAAGTTGAATTGATTGCCTGGATAAGTAACCAACCGAACCAACAACTCACCATCACGCGCCAATGCTTCCGCTGCGAACCTTTGAGCATCTTTCCAGGAATACCGGCCATCGACTGTGCAAATACCCTTGCGCGTCCATGCCTTGAATGCGTTCTCGATGATCGAATTGCCAGGTGAATCAAAAGAACCATCGGCGTTTTTGGCCTTAACCTGGACGCTGACACCCTTATCGCCGATCACATTGGTTTTCATTAGGCTTAAAAACCGCCGCGCATATTCATCATTCCTGGCCAAATCTCGGCATCGATGTCGAATTGATTTAAGCGCCGGCCGGATTTCCGCATCCGCCGATCGGCTCGATGCCACAAAATCTGAAAAGAGCCGCCCCGTTTGAGCGGCCTTATATGAACGGCGGTTATTCGGTTTCGCGTCTCTCTTTAAGAAATCAAAAACACCCATCTCTAAAACCTCGCCTTGATCGTTGCGCCGGTCGTTTTGCCTCGTCGCACACGTTCTTTTCTTTTTTCCATCGCCAATTCAGACCGATAGTAATCTCGCCACCTCAAAAGATCATCAATCGACAACTTGACCAGGGAACGACCGTTGATTGAATAATTTGAAACATCCGCATCGGCTCGGTTTTGCAAAACAGATTCAATCTTATCAACCATGATTTCAGCATGGGTTCTCGGATCGGTGTTGTTGACATCAAGATCAACAATCGCCTCGAACGTCCCGCGATCGAGGACGATCCGCTCCGAATCCGAATTGCGAACGATCTCGAGTTGCCAGTGATAATATCCAGGATTGAAATCCTCAGATGTAGCGGAATCAACCGCAAACAAATAATCATCGCCGGACGCGGTGCCGGCAAGTTGAATCTCACTCGCCCCGCCGCCAGTTATCCTGGCGATATAGGTCGCGGTGTATAGATTATTCGGGTAATCGGTTCCGAGATCGGTGCGTTTCCATTGAATGAAATCACCGACAACAATTTCGAGCGGTTCCGTTGTCGGTGCATTTGCGGCATCAAATAAATTCGCCATCGGTCATCATCTCCAAGAGTTCACAAATCCGCCGCCTGGCCTCGGCATTGGCTTCTGTGATGGCCGCACCGCTTTGGCCGGTGCAACCTCTGCCTTTTCATCCGGTTCATCGTCTTGCATTGCCGCCCGTGCGAAACGATTTGCCAAACTGTTCAAGTTGAGATTCATGATCCCCAACGCTGCTATTGCATAGACGCGGCAATCAAGAGCCTCATTTCGAGGACGGGTCTGAACCCATTCCCGCCTCTTATAACCTTTTTTGAACCGAGTGACCATCTTTTCCGCTGTTAGCTGTGAAAAGTATTCATCACCCCGCCCCTCGGGGAAATGGCAATAGCCTGGCCCTGGTTCTTTAATCTTCAATCTCGAATAAACCAATTCCTTGATCCCATCCACACCGATTGGGAAAAGTCTAACAGATTGTCGATTATTTTTCGAGGGTTTTCCGACCTGCGGTTTACCTTCTCCGCCAACGCCCTTGATGGCAAAGACCCTGCGCCCCTCTCGAGGCTTTACAAACGTATAAACCGCGTTCGTGTGATGGCCCCCTGAGTCAATACACGCGCATCGAATCGGCATCTCAACGCCTCGAGGGTGATCCCAGGTTTCCGCCAACACCGCATCAAGTTGGCCCCAAACCTGGGGTGATGATGGGTCGCCATATAAAACCCGATAATCCAATGACCAGGTTTCCTGATCTCGCCCATGTCCGACGATCTCGATCTCGAGGCGATCGTCCTGAGTATCGATGCCGGCGGTGATGAGAACAACGCCATCAGGCATTTCATTTCGATCAAAACTATCTCGACCGAGGATTTGCTCATCCTCAACCCCATCGCCATCTTCCTCCCAGGTTTCGCCCAGGTAAGTGTTGACCCACGTTTTTAACCTCATCGGCTCTCTTTTTGCGGCCAAGAAATCAGATACCGCCTGTGAAAGAGGTGTCCAGGGTGAATATAATCCACTCAAATGAAAACCTGCGATCCCCTTAAAAGGTGCGGATGCGATCCACTTACCCTTTTTGACCGCGTTATAGCGCATCGCGTCATCCCAGAATGATCCGCAATGTGGGCAAACATAACCCGCGCTTGATGGATCGTCTTTTTGCCAATGGACGTTTTTCCAGTTCAAAACCTGGATTTCATCGCAATCCGGACAAGGCACATGATATTTTCTTTGATCCGTTTCCTCGAACGCTTGCTCAATCCGGCTGTTGCCCTTGTTTGTTGGAGTTGAAACCAGGATGATTTTGCGATTCCAGAATGTTGTGGATCTTTTTCTCGCCAATTCAATCGGATCGCCCTCGGTTCCCGCTGATACTGGATAGCGATCGACTTCATCACACAAAACAATTCTGATCGGCCTCGATGCCAAACCCGCCGGCGAGTTCGCCCCCGCAATGCTAATATGACCACCAGGGAATAGCTTGTGCAGCATCGTGTTGCCACTGTCACGCGATCGAGGGTCAGCGATCAGGCCCGAGAGTGTCTCAGTGTCTCGTATCATAGGGGAAAAACGCTCTTGCGACCAAGACTTCGCCATCTCAAGGGTCGGTTGGACAACCAGCATCGGCGCTGCGTCCTGAGAAACGTGATAGGCGCAAATGTTGTTGATGATTTCTGTTTTTCCAATTTGCGCCGAGGTCATGAAAACAACTTGCTCAACCCGAGGATCACTGATCGCGTCCATCATTCCGCGCTGATATTCCGCCCTCGATGTCGCCCAACGCCCAGGCTCCGCCGATGCTTCGGGTGAAAGTCTCCGGTGTTCATCTGCCCATTCCGAAACCGTTAGATCAGGCGGTGGCGTTGCTGTCTTGAGCGCCCTCGCCGCTATCGTCATCAGACTCGGATGACCGTATAGGCGTAATGACTTCGACGCGCATATTTGAGAGTTCTTCGAGGGCATCGTTGACCCTTTCCTTTAATACCTGTTTTGCCTCGGCAAGATTTTTCGCTGACTGCGCATCCGCTGCCGCCGATGTGGGGATAGAAAGCATCTTGGCCCTCATATTCGAAACAACGTCCGACCAGGCTTTTTCTACATCCCTGGCGGGAATAAGCCGATCGGCCATTTGCTCCCGCTCCATTTCCGCCATATCCGCCTTTGCCTTGGTCAACCTTGCTCGGTGCGCAGAATAATCATCGCCCGAGGAAACATCGCCTTTGACTGCCCTTTCCCTCAAATAGTGAACATACCCCCGAACAACCGGAACAAGTTCATAACGCCCCCGCTCTTTTCGAGGGATCACCCCCATATTTACAAGCTGCGACACCCTCTGAGGCGTCAAATCGAGCAATTTGCAAATGGTGTCCAATGGGAAAGTTTGTGGTGCCGCCATCCTAACCTCCATGAAACCAGACGAAAAATCTGCGCAATATATAACCGCGCAATATTGAAACTATAGTAAAGACCAGAGAGATTGCAAGATTTTCGGCAAATGTTGCTTCGATCTCAAAAATCGGAAACACCAAAACCTGAATCAAAACCGCAATCCAAAAGCCCACCAAAACATTGATGACGCTCTCAAAGAGGCTTTGCTTTTTAGTTTGTGCCATTGATTAATTCTTCAAATGGCTTTTGAGTGTCTGCGTGAATGGCTTTCTTGCCAGTGAAATCTTGCCATCGCTTGATGATGACATCGCAATATTTCGGGTCTAGCTCCATCATAAAGCATTTACGACCTGTCTGCTCCGCGCCGATCATCGTCGAACCAGACCCGCCAAATAAATCTAAAACATTCGTCAAACGAATATGATTTCCAAATGCTCGAACGGAAAGTTCTACAGGCTTTTGAGTTGGGTGAACATAACCGTGATCCTTTTTCACTGACCAAAGGTCGCTTTCATTTTTTATTGTTTCATCAATTTTGCCCCAAAAAAGACAAAATTCATGTTGATGCCTATATCCTAGACCCATCCCGAAAACATTTTTTGCCCAGACAATGCAACTTTTATATTCTAGCTTGCCCTGCAATATGCCGTAGAAATTCCAGTTGCACCAAATATAATAAGCCTTCGGGTCAACTGCTTTAATAGTTGCAATCGTGCCATCAATAAAATCTTGAAATGCTGCCTCTGAAAGGTTGTCATTTTTTATCACATCATGCTTTCCGCTTCTGCCATTAAAAGCCACATTATAAGGCGGGTCAGTAAACACCAAATCGACATTGTTGTTATCCATCAGTTTTTCAACCGCATCGATCGAGGTGCTATCGCCGCACATCAATCGATGGTTTCCCAAAACCCAAACATCGCCCTCAACTGTCACCGGCGTTTCTGGAACCTCGGGAACCGAATCCTCATCGGTCAACCCTTCCTCGACTGCCGATGCCAGGAGAGCGTTCAATTCCTCATCATCAAAACCCGTTAGAGAAAGATCAAAATCGGCGTCTTGCAAATCAGCCAACTCGAGCCGCAACATCTCATCATCCCAACCCGCGTTGAGCGCCAATTTGTTGTCCGCAATAACGTATGCTTTTTTCTGCGCCTCGGTTAAATGTCCGAGCCTCAAGCATGGAACCTCTTTCATTCCAAGGCGCTGTGCCGCCATCGTTCTCCCATGCCCCGCGATGATTAAACCTTCGGCATCAACAAGGATCGGGTTCGTAAACCCAAATTCCTTGATGGAACCCATAATTTGTTGGACTTGCTCATCGCTGTGGGTGCGCGAGTTTCGCGCGTATGGAACCAGTTTTTCGGTTTTGAGATATTCGATTTCTTGTTTCATAGGTTTGCCGCCTTTCTATATTAAAGTCCATTTTCCATTTCTATCGCTAGAAAGCAATCGGGGTCGCGCGTTACCCGCAAATCTTGCGGGTTGGAAGTACCTTTGGCCACCCCCCATCGATGGTTGGTTAGAATGTTGTCTTGAGAACTTTTTTCATTCTCGCATTGAAATTCTTACGAAATGCGAGAGGAAATTGAGTGCGAAACGAGAGCGCGGAATCCTCATAGAACTTGTAGGTCTTCCGGATGGTTGCTGTCGGCTCCATGATATACATGATCTCGATGGGGTATTTGGCCTTACCCTTCCGCCTTGCAATTACATCTTGGCCGCCCACCTTGGTACGGAACGCCTTTTTTTGATCCAGTACGGCGGTGGGTCTCAAACTTTTTCTGATCCCTCGGCCCGTTCTCTTAGGCTCCACCGTTGTTCGACCAGGGATGGCTATGTTTCGACCATCCACCGGCCTCTTTGTCCCGCCGGTGGCGTGTCTTTGCATATACGGCCTGGACGTTCTGTCAAAAATTACAATTTCTTTTCTGCGCTCGACGCCTTTCTTTAACGCCGCGCCAGATT